ACTGCGGGCTCATCGGCGGCGGTGTCGCCACTGCCGACCGTGACGAATCCGCAGCCGTAGATCAATGCGTCGAGATGGCCGCGGCCCGCCTCGGCCAGCAGCTGATTGTCCCGGACGTCGTCCTCAAGGTGGAGGGCTTCGGCGCCGGTCCATCCCCGAAACTCGATGCGTTCCTCGAGTGCGTCAACAACGACTGCGGGCCAGCCGCAGACCGCGTTGACCAGGTCCGCCAGCCCGTCCGGTGCGGCGATGCCCAGGTCGTGCGCGGTGCGCTTGTTCTCGTAGAGCGCGGACTTCTCGGTGTTCTTCAACCGAACACGAGTGAGTCGCTGCGTCAGACCGGCGTAGGTTTCTGCCTCCGATTCGGTGAGCTTCAGGGTCGGCAGGGCGATGGCGACCGGTGCCGTCATCCGATCACCGCCTTCCTGATCTCACGTCGTTTCCTGTCGGTGACGCCTTGGGCCACTGCGTCCAGGCGTGCCTTCCACGCCATGACCGCCGCGTAGGCGGCGTCGATCTTGTCCGGGGACTGCGGGAACGCCTTGAAGATCAAGTAGCCGGTGCGCGTCGCGCGGCGGCGAGCGTTGAGCACGTGACGGGTCAACGCCGATGTCCCGTGGTGCTTGATCTCGCCGTTGACCACCGCGTCGCGGAAGGCCTCGACCGCGACGGTGACTTGGGCGGTCTTACCGCGTGGCCACACCGCGATCGGCTCAGCCTGAGTCGCTTTCACCTTCAGGCGGCGGCCGAACTGGGCTTCCCAACGCGCCACATGCTCGCCCCACCCGGACGGGTCGGCGTAGAACCCGACAACTCGCCACCGTTCGAACGCTCCGCGCACCGCGGCATCGACCTCGATCGGATTCGGTGTCCACTCGCGGCCGGTCGGGCCGTCCGGTTGCTCCCACACACGGATCTCGAACAGCAGACCATCACTGACACGGCAACCTACGAGCGCTGTGGCATCCGCCTTGCCCTTGGCGCGGCCTTTGGACCCGTCAAATCCAAGCACGATCGACTCGCCATCGGCGAGCACCGCGTCCAGATCCAGGCACGCTGCCCAATCTGGTTGCGAGATCCACGCATCCGAGGCATGCGTGATCTGGTTGAGGTAGTCACTGCGCGCCGTCTGGACATCGGTGGCCGGATCCCAGATCACGGCGATCTGCGCTTCGAGATCGACATGCCCCGGGGCGCAAGGCGGGTCATGCAGAACACAGCCATCCGGATGTCCGGACGAGTCGCCGTAGGAGACCCGCAGGCCGGCGACGAGAGATTCTCGGTCGGTCATGTCGGTCTCGGGCGGGGCCTCGCGGTGATCCCACAGGACAGGGGTTTCCAGTCTGGTACGTCCCTCACGCGCGGCGGTCGCGGTCTCCGCGGACTTCTCGGCTACCGATCCCTCGCCGGGGGTGTAGGCGTTCGGCGACTCGATGGTCCGGCCACCGTTCTTGGCGGTGTTGGTCCGGATCTTCTGCGCCAGCGCAGGACCGCCGTTGGAGGGCACCCATTCCTCGGTCTGATCGAGCACCGCGAAAGTCGTCGGGGCGCCTTTGACCGTGCGTCCGGAGCTGGTGCGCTTCTCGATCGAGCCGCGCGGCAGATTCACCACCGTGTCGAACGGCTCGACACCTGGGTAGGCGTCGATGACCGGCCCGGCCAGCATCTCGATCATCGGCTGCCAGGTGTTGTTCGTCTGGTCTTCAGACACCGCGGCGACGTGCACCAGGGGGGTCCGGACCGTTCGCCACGGTTTGCCGACGGGTTGGCCGTTGGCGTCCCAGCCATCGAACAGGACATCGGCCAGGCCCTCGACGATGCACAGGGCGCCCAGGATGGGCGACTTGCCCCAGCCGCGGGGACGGCCGAGCAGTCCTCGGCCGTAGACGAATCTGCCGGTCAGGGGATCAAGCTGGTACCAGCGGAGGATGAAGTCCTCTTGCTCGAGATACGGCACGAACGGCTCGTACTCGTCGAGGGCAGGCCGAGCGAGGTACTCGGTCATCCAGTCCAGGACATACCAGCCCAGCGTCGGAACCTCATCGGGCTCCGACGGCTTCCACGGCATCAGACCGCCTTGAGCGGTCCCCGCCGGCCGCGTGAGGAGCTGGAAGGCTTTTTGCGCTTCTCGTCGGCTTCGTCGGCGGCGGCGTAGGTGATCCGCAACCGGGCGCGGTCTTCGGCGGTGGCGCCCATCTTCGCCACTCGCAGCCGCAGCTCAGCCAGCAGTTTCAAGTCCCCGGCGCCCCACACCTGCGCGTGCAACAGCGCGGTGTCGAGCAGGAAATCCCAGTCGGTGGCGGTGAAGTCCTCGGAGAGGGGTTCATCTCCCCACGTTTTCCACCACTTTTTCGTGGCGGCCGGCCAGGCCACGCGGCGCCTGCGACCGGTCTCCGGATTGGTCACGAACAACGGTGGCAACTCCGGCTGCACCACCGACGGGGCGGTGTAAACGCGCAGGCCAGAGGTGTCAGTGGTGTTGCGTCGGACGCTGTTGCTTTTCGGGCGTGGCCCTTTTCCTGCCATGTCGAATGACCTCCTCGCGAGGGCAGCCGTTGAGTTGCTCGCGGGGGCCGTCGCGGCCGGCGAGCTGAAAAATCCCAGACCCGTACAAAATCTGAGCGCCTATGCCCCCCGCCGGGGCGGTGAGGGGGGCGGGAGGGGCATACCCCCTGGGGGTTCCGGCGGGGTTTGCTGGGCCGCATCGCCGCAGGTCAGCGCGTTGGCCGCGCTCCGCGTTTCCGCAGGTCAGCGAGGCGTGCGGGTGCCAGCAACGTTGCCGGGCAGCAGGCCGGGGTGAGCTTCGCGCGGGTGCCGGCCGCGAGTCGCGCGCGCCGCGGCGGCGGCGCGGGCTTCGGCGGCGGTCTTCTCCGTGTGGCACGGCGTGCACAGCCACTGCGCGTTGGCCAGCGTGTGACGGCCGCCCGATCGCCGGTTGCGGATGTGGTCGAGTTCGAGCGCGCTGGTGTCGTCGCCGCATCGGGCGCAGCGGTAGTCCAGTTCGCGCAGGGCTTGGTCGCGGATGTGCTTAGGGAATCCGCGGTAGCGATCGGGGTTGTCGTCCCAGTTGCTCATCGAGATCCGTCCCGGGTCCGGGAACGCGAAACGCCACCGTGGTGTGGACACACTGGTGGCGTGGCACTCACTATGCCTGATGCCTCGCCTGCTCGCAAACAGATGCCGGGCGTCGGCGTGTCATACATGCGGCATGCCGCAGTACCAGCTGCCGTCGGGGTGAAGCTGCCACCCGCGACGTGTCGCATACACGTCGGGGTCTTCCGCCCTCCCTACGACCTCAACCCGAAGCTCGACACCGCATCTCCCGCCGCGTGGGTGTAGTCCGTCGCAGCGATACAGGAAGGTCCGAACCCTATGCCTGGCCATCGAGAGTCACCGCCTCTTCACGGCAATCAGGGCAATGCCACGTCAGTGACTCGCCGAGCTGCGGCCGAAAGTCGCTCTCCGGTCCGAACGCCACCAGATCGCAGGCCCTGCAATGGACCGTGATCATTCCAGCACGCCGGCGGGCAGGTCGTAGCCGAGTACGCGTGCGAGGTGCATGTAGAGGTCGGGTGACCACGATGTCTTGCAGGCTTGGCATTGGCAACCGATGGTGGTGATCTGCAGCGCGGGTTGGCGGACGAGCTCGCCGGCTGAGTCTTTGCGGTAGACGGTGGTCTTGCCGCAGGCGGGGCATGGCGCGGAGAGAGTCTTGACGTGCGTGTCGGCCAGCAGTGTGGTGATGCGCTCGGCCCACGCGGTGATCCGGTTGGCGATCGTGGTCACCTCGCTGGCGTCCTGGGGCCGCCACTTGCGCGCGCTGATCGCCTGCAGCCGTAGCACCCTGGGCGGTTGTGCATCGCGGCCCGTGAGGTCGCCGGGTATTGCTGGCCAGTTCGGTTCCCACTCCGCGACAGCTCGATCGATCTCGTGGAGCAGATCCACCGCGTCGACCCATAGCGGTGCTTGGGAGCGTGGCACCCCGGAGCGCTGTTGCTTCTCTCCGGGCAGCGCGTCGTGCAGCTGGTCGTAGAGCGGGTCGAGCCAGACCGTTCCGGCCTTGGTCTCGGTGAAGCGGGGTTTGGGATCGATGAGCGATGAGATCGCGTCATCGAGCTTGCGGCGGGCGTCGGGAAGGCTGCCGTCTTCTGTGGTCTGCGGCGCTGTCATGCGGTGCCTATCTCCTGCATTCGTGACCGCATCCGGTCGGCTAGCTGCTGGCGGGTTGTGGCGGCCTGCGCTTGTTGCTGGGTGCGGGCCCGGAGCTGTTCGCGGTTGCGGCGACGACCGCCGATGGCGGGGTCGACGGCGGGAACGATAGGGGCGGGCTCACTCGGCTCCGGCGCATCATCGCTAGTCGCGGCGCTGAGCCATGCGGATGGGTCGAAGGGATCATCCGGCAAGCCATTCATCACGTCACCGAACAACGCCTGCAAGGACTCGGCCACCTGCCTCCATCTTGTCAAGAAGCGTTCTGCTGAGGCATTCAACGCACGGAACGAGACCGCAAGATCACGCGCCGGCGCCGCGGCGGCGGCGCGGCCAACCAGCACGGGCACAATGTGACAACGGCTGTTCGATATGCGAGGAGGGATCGGCGGCCTGTGGATTGGCCCGATGAAGTCTGACCCTGGGCAGAGGGCTTGACTGTCATCCTCAGCCGTCCGGTAGTCCTCGTCGAACGTGCCTCTGATGCGCATCACTTCGATGCGTTCGGTGATGGGCATGCCATGCCAGTCTCTGCCGCAGTGCCAG